TTATTTTTTTCTGTGCTACGATTTGAAAAGTAAATAGAATAAAATCACTGGGGGAGCCCGTAGGCTGAGATAACACAGTTAGACCCTTTGACCTGACCTAGATAATGCTAGCGGAGGAAATGTGAATGGATATAATTAGGATTATTCTAGAAAGAATAATCTCGTATTTGTAATATATTTTTCATAGTTCTCTTACGTTAGTAAGGGGCTTTTTTATGTATCTAAAGTGATATTATTTTATACTAAAATTAAAAATACTGAGGGGGATATACCTATGAAACTTATTACTGAAATTATGGAAGAGAAGGCATTGCCGATTGTTGATAAAATATATAATGATGGCTTTATTCAAGGCTTAGTTCATGCTAATTTATCTAAGGAAGCAGTTGTGCACTACCTAAAAGCTGATGCTCTTTATTTGGCTAACTTTAGTGATATTTATGCAATGTTGTTAGCAAAAAGTAATGATAAAGTTGAAAAAAACTTTTTCCTAGGTCAAATTAATTTTGTATTAAACGAAGAAATCGCAGCTCATAAAAATTTAGCTGATTATGTAGGTGAAGATTACCATGAAATTATAAAAGGAGGAGAGTGGTATCCGTCTGCAGATCATTACATTAAGCATATGTACTATAATGCTTTTGCATTTGGAATGGCAGAAACATTAAGTGCAATGGCACCGTGTCCTTGGATTTATAAGATGGTAGCTAGAAAAATTCTTGCAAATCATAACTTAGCTGAAGATCATCCTTTAAAATTCTGGGTAGAGTTTTATGCTGATGGTCTAGTAGATGAAGTATTAACAGAGTATTATAAAATTATTAATCGTGAAGCTGAATTTATGAGTGAAGAAGGGAAAGCCCGTCTTGTTAAAAATTTCCTAGAAAGTTGCGAACATGAACGTCGCTTCTTCAACATGGCTTATACACAAGAGCGTTGGGATTTAGAGGTGTAGATTATGACAAAACTAAATATTGCATTAACTATTGCAGGTACAGACCCAAGTGGTGGAGCAGGAGTCATGGCAGATTTGAAAAGTTTTCAAGCAAGGGGAGTTTATGGAATGGCTGCTATTACAAGCGTTGTAGCACAAAATACTCTTGGAGTTCAAAAAATCTGTAATTTAGATTTGGAAATATTTGATGCACAACTAAAAAGTGTTTTTGACGATATTCCCCCGCATGCTTTAAAAACGGGGATGATTCCAACATTAGAGCATATGGAAGTAATAGAAAAGTATTTAACAAATGAGATTCCTTATGTACTAGATCCAGTAATGATAGCAACGAGTGGAGATAGATTAATTGATGAGAAGGCACAAGATGCTTTAGAGCAAAAATTATTATCTAAAGCGACAATTGTTACACCTAATATTCCAGAAACTCAAGAAATAGTCGGTTTCAATGTGGTGACTGAAGAAGATATAGATAGAGCAGGAAAAATAATTTTAAATGAATTTGGAAGTGAATCTGTTCTTATAAAGGGTGGTCATTTAGAAACAGCTACCGATTATTTGTATATAAAAGATGGTACAAAGAAAGTATTCACGAGTGAGAAATTTCAAACAAAGCATACACATGGGACAGGCTGTACACTATCAGCAGTAATTACAGCAGAACTAGCTAAAGGAAAAAGTATAGAAGAAGCAGTAATAATAGGAAAAAAATTTATAACAGAGGCTATTAAATATACTCCTGAACTAGGGCATGGAAATGGACCGATAAACCATTTTGCATATAAGGATTAGAAATAAATAATTATATAAGGAGAATAAGGATGAGTAGCTTAAGATTATTAAAAGAAAAAATTCTCGGGGGGTACGAGCCGTACGGGCGTTTTTTTTTGCTAGAAATAAAAAAAATTCTCAGAGGCGAGTCGCCTCCGCCCCCGCCTACTTAACAGTCGATAACAAATAATTTGCCTCCTTTTAACCTCCTCTTACCTTGATTTTCCGCCTAGAATGTCGTACCTTTGCACCGTAATTAAAACCTAACTATAACACTTTTTTTATTCACTTATGAAACAAGAGGCTCTCTCTATCTTATGGGATATCGCTCAGGCAAACCCCATTACACAAGGCGATAAGACCCTTTTCCCCGCCGTTAGGGAACAAATCGCCGCCATTACACTCCTTGCCAAAATCGCTGAGTGGGACAATGAAGATACTACAGAATTAGAACAAAACAACTTAAATGTAGTTCTCGGAAAAGAACGTGCTGACCTGTTGGCTTTTACCCAGTTCACTTTCCCTAGTTTTGCCCCTGCTGGATTTCATCAGTATTACTACCGCACCCTGACGGATTTTGCCTTAGGGCGTATCCAGAAGCTGATGATATGTATGCCCCCTCAGCACGGCAAGAGTGAGGGCGCCACCCGTAGGCTCCCCGCCTTTCTCCTAGGGCTCAACCCTCACAAGCGCGTGGCTATCGTCAGCTACTCCGCCGCCAAAGCGCGTAAGTTCAACCGAGAACTCCAGAGGGTAATCTCCTCCACTGAGTACCACCAGCTATTCCCCAACACCCGCCTAGCACACGATGCCCCTACCCCTAAGGGCTCTTGGGTACGCAATGCCGACGAATGTGAGTGTGTAGGATTCTCCGGAGGGTTCAAGACCCTTGGCGTAGGAGGCGCCCTCACTGGCGAACCCGTGGATATCCTCATTATGGACGACCTCTATAAGGACGCCAAAAGCGCTTGGTCGCCCACCATACGCGAACGCATTTCTGATTGGTACGAGACCGTCGCTCATACCCGATTGCATAACCTCAGCCAGCAACTCCTTGTAATGACACGATGGCACCCCGACGACCTTGCCGGAAAGCTCCTCGACCAAGAAGGTACCCATCACCCCGAGAACAACCCTCAAGGGTGGCACCTCATTACCTTCCCTGCCATCAAGATAGGAGCCCCCTCTGCTACCGACCCCAGAGCCGAAGGAGAACCCCTATGGCCTGAAAAACACGCCCTACAGAAGCTCCTCGCCTCGCGTAAGCGTAACCCTCAGGTATTCGAATCCCTCTATCAGCAAGACCCTAAGCCTCAAGAAGGACTGATGTATGAGCCTTTCACAGAATACAACCCTAAAGAGAAGCTACCCAAAGGTACTAGAAAAGCCTATATAGATACCGCCGATACGGGTGCTGATTACCTATGTGCTATATGCTATATAGAAGCCGACGATGCGAACTACGTCCTCGACGTACTCTATACACAGAAGCCTATGGAACAGACCGAAACTGCCGTCGCTGCCCTACTGAAAAAACACCTCATTACCCACTGCCTTGTAGAGAGTAATAATGGCGGACGTAGTTTTGCCCGCAACCTAGAGCGTATCTGCCTAGAGATGGGACACGCCACCATCCGCGTGGAAACCTTCTACCAGCGCGCCCATAAGGCTACCCGCATCTTCACCTACGCCGCTTCTGCCCCCTTACTCATACAGATGCCCATAGGATGGAAAGAACGCTTTGCCGACTTCGCCCGTGACCTCACCGGATACCTACGCACCGGCAAAAACCCTCACGACGACGCCCCTGACGCCCTCACTGGAACCCTAGAAGCCAGAAATCCCCGCAAGTCCAACGCCTCCGATATCGCCACCCTCTTCGGCAGAACCCTCTAAAAACAACCCCTATGAATGATTTTGTTGCCCAACTCAAGAGCGGACGTTCCCTCCCGCTCCCTGACCTCGACTCCGCTCGCAAAGCCCTTGACCTGAAAGCTCACAAGGTGCTTAACCCCGCTATCCGAAGGGATAAGCACGTAAGCGAACAGATTGACGGGGTAACCACCACCCGTATAGAACCCGTAGCACGCATCGCCTTGCCACTGCAAGAGCTCATCATAGGGCGCGCTGTAGCTTTCCTATTCGGAAACCCCGTAGCCTACCTCGCCAACCCCAAAGACCCTCAAGAACAGCAGGTATTCAAGCACCTAAAGCACATCCTCTTACAGGAAAAAACAGATTCCCTCAACCGACGTATAGCACGCAACGTGATGAGCTATGGAGAGTGTGCGGAACTATGGTATCCTGTACCCCTGAATAGGCACTCTTCTAGAGGAGAAAATACTACCCTATTTACGCTTAAGTGTACCCTACTATCCCCCGCATTAGGAGACACCCTATATCCTTACTATAACGAGGTAGGCGATATGGTAGCCTTCTCCAGAGAATACAAAAGGGTAGGCGCTCCTGACACCTACTACTTCGAGACCTATACTGCACATCTGCATTACCTTTTCAAGCAGGTCAATGGGCAGTATATCCCCGTAGAGGGATACCCTAAGGCAAACCCTATCGGAAAAATTCCCGTCATCTATGCTTGCCAAGAGGGACACGAGACCAAGGGAGTAGATGGACTTATCGAACGGCTCGAACACCTGCTATCCAACTTCGCCGATACCAATGACTACCACGCCAGCCCGAAAATATTCGTCAAGGGTACCATCCACGGCTGGAGCCAGAAGGGCGAATCGGGCGCTGTTATCGAGGGGGATAAGGAATCTTCTATGGAGTACGTCTCTTGGCACAATGCCCCTGAGTCGGTCTCCCTAGAGATTGACACCCTGCTAAGGCTCATCTATACCCTTACCCAGACTCCTGACATCTCCTTTGAGAGCGTCCGCAGGGTAGGGGGCATCTCTGGCGTAGCCCTCAAGCTCCTTTTTATGGACGCCCACCTGAAGGTACAGTACAAGCGTGAGATATTCGACGAGTACCTCGCCAGGCGTATCAACGTCCTCAAAGCCTATATCGCTCAGCTACACCTACCCCTTAAGGAGGCCTGCGACTCCCTAGAGGTACAGCCCGAGATTACTCCCTATAGCCTCAATAGCGAGGACGAACAGCTGGACTACTGGCTCAAAGCCTGCGGTGGCAAGCCCCTGATATCACACCAAGAAGCTATCGCACGCGCTGGCATCGCTCAAGAACCCCTAGGGGTGAGTCACCCCTGACAATTATTTTTTTATTCCTAGAAAGCCCCTGTATGCTGGCGCAAGCTTGTAGCTTGTGCTAAGAAAATTGCCCGTGTGGCTTCACACTCTTATAACCCCAAAAAGAAAAAAAATTGCCCGTGTGGGAGGCGACTCGCCTCTGAGAATTTATTTTTATTCCTAGCAAAAAAAATGCCCGTATGGGGAGCGGGTCGCTCCTGACAATCTTTTTTTTTAACTAAAAAACGCCTGTACGGCTCGTACTGGCTTCACACCCCCTGACAAATATTATTAGCAAAAAAAAGCCCGTACGGCTTCGTACCCTCTGACAAATATTTTTTAACCCCAAAAAGAAAAAAAATTGCCCGTGTGGCTTCACACCCTCTGAGAATTATTTTTTAGCCTTTTAAAAAGAAAAAAATTGTCAGGGGCTACTCGCCCCCCCCATTTATTTAATCTTTAATAGCAAAACAATGTCTTTTATCACTGCACTAATTCTTTTTTTCAGTTTTGAACAGCCCATCCCGTGGCGTGATAGGCTCCATTACCTCTGGCAACTCCTCTGGCAGAGCACCCCCCTGATTGTCCTCTATAAGTACCTATGTGCGTGGCACGAACACCACCAGAGCTTCCTAGGTGCCCTCCTGTGTGTATGCCTCCTCCAGATGTGCGTAGGGGCTATCTACCACCTCCGCAGAGGCTCTTTCCAGATAGACCGTTTCTTGATGAAAAATTCCCTGATGCTCCTACAGATAGGCGCCGTATACCTCCTTCTCGCCTCCTTGGAAGTACCTCTGGGTGATTCCCTCGTCACTGAGGTCTTCGAGAGCTCCCTACAGGCAATGACCCTATTGTATCCCGTGAGCAAAGCCGTCAAGCATATCTTTATTCTATCCAAAGGAAAATACCCGCCACAGTGGATTATCGCTGCTCTTTATCAATATGAAAAAAATGGCAAACTCAAAGATTTCTTCCAGAAGTTTAACTAATACACTCCCTATATGATTTATTACCTCAACCATACCCCTATAGCCTCCTTAGGCATCTATATCACCCAAGTAACCGGACTATATGACCTCTCCTCCTCCAATGCGCCCCCTATCACCCTCAAGGGGTACCTACACCTCCCTTCCCAAGCGGATGCCGACGAGCAGCTATCCCTCCTAATCGCACTGCTGAGCAACAAAGAACCTATCACCCTCAAGATGATAGACCCCTCACATAAGGAAAGCGCCTTCCTTGTCAAGTGCCTTCAGCACTCCCTACAACCCCCTATCACTACCCAGCCCCACTATCTGGCTCCCCTGACCCTTACGTTCAAAAAAATTACCCCACATCTCTCGGCGTAGGGCAATTAGTGAAAAAATTTTAATCGATGAGATTTCCAACAGCTTGGTGTCAATGATTATTAGTACTTAAATCAAGAGGGTTTGTTAAAACCGCGAAAAAAAGAAATTTTTTATAAAAAAAAAAAAAAAAAAAAAAACACGTTTTTAACTTACAATTAACTTAATTAACAGCTACAGAAGTTAATTTCATTTTATTAACATTCATTAACAAACAATTGTTATGTATTTAACCTCTAAAAATTTGTTTGTTGTTGTTTATTGTTGTATCTTTGCACCGTTGAAAAGAATACTTCTTAGGGGTGAGTCACCCCAGACAATTTATTTCTAGCCTTTTAAAAAGAAAGAAAATGCCTGTACGGCTTCGTACCCTCGCTAGCGCAAGCTTGTAGCTTGTGCCGAAAAAAACGTCTGTGCGACTCGCACCCTCAGACAACTATTTCTAGCAAAAAAATCGCCCGTACGGCTTCGTACTGGCTTCACACCCCCTGACAACTATTTTTTAACATCAAAAAGAAAGAAAACGTCTGTGCGACTCGCACTGGCTTCACACCCCGTACGGCTTCGTACCTAACACCTAACCCCTTTTATATTTATGAATCCTATGTTAGAAAACACCCCCGAACAAATGTCCATAGAGGAGACCCCTACTATGGAGCCTACCCCTCTTACCGAGACACTTGCCGAGCATATCGCCCAAGCTGTCGCTCCCCTACAGAAACAAATAGACCGCTACCAGATCCAGCAACTCCAGCAGACGCGCACCCTAGCCCTCAAGGACGCCCTTACCCTCTGCCAAGACCCTACCTTCACTCAGCAGACCCTCAAGGACTTCTCCCTGATGCAATTCCCCTCTCAAGAAGATTTCGAACACTTCCTCCGCGAAAAACAAGCCGATATCCTCCTAGCCAACCAAGCCCTCTCTCACCGAGAACTCGCCAGCGAAACACCCCCCTTACAGCCACACAAGGACAACCCTACCCTCTCCAAGGAAGTGGCCCTATACCTAAAAGCCCAAAAACAACCCGAAATCTTCTCCGGCAAAAAACTCCTCTAAAAAACACTCCCCCTGCTATCTGGGGAGGCGCACAGGTAACTATTCTTATAACGCTCTTAAAAAAATGCCTGTACGGCTTCGTACCTAGCCCCTAATCCCTAACACCTAATCCCTCAAACTTTTTATATTTATGCAAAACTCTCTTATGGTCGGCCTCACCCAAGCCGATATGCAAGCGGTCGTAAGCACTTATGACCTTAATGACTTCTACTACCCTACCCTCTTCCCTCTGCGGGAGACCCACCTACTCACTTGGAAGATGATTGAAGCACACGCTGGCATCCGCCTCGCTGCCGACCTCGTCTCCCGTGGCAACCCCCTCACCCCCAAGGCGCGTACCTCTGCCACGAAGCTATCCGGTGAAATCCCTAAAATCTCTATCGCACGCGAGAAGAATGAAACCGACCTGACCGATTATGACCTGATGATCGCCAGCGCCTCTCCCAATACCCCCAATACCGCTATGGTCGAAGCTTGGGCGGAAGATACCCGCTATTGCTGGGAAAGTATCGCCGCACGTGCCGAGTGGATTGCCTTACAACAGATATCCCTTGGAAAGGTAGCCTTCACCGAGGAGAATAACGCTTCCACTATGAATCAGTTCAATGTCGATTATCTCATCCCCGCAGCTCAGAAAATTGGCGTCGCCACCCCTTACCACACCACCACCGACGGAAAACCCCTCTCCAAGGACTTCCCTAAAGCCCTCAAGATAGGCAGAGATAAGCACGGCGTTCAGTACAAATATGCCTTTATGAACATCGATACCTTTGCCAAGCTCATCAACCAAGACGAGGTCATCAAGAACTGCGCTTCCCTACTACACTCCGTTGCCGGCATTTCCAACACCCCCGACCTCAGTACCCTCAACGCTTTCCTTGCCCGACGTACCGAAATCTTCCGAGGACTTCAGATTATCCTTATCGACCAGAATATCACCCTCGAACAAGCCAACGGAACACGCATTACTGGTAATCCTTTCGCTGACGATGTCATCCTCTTCTCCGAAAGCAAAACCCTAGGAAACACCTTCTGGAAAGCCCCTATCGACCTGAAACTCCCCGCTTCCGACACCCTCAAAGTCCTACACGGACATACCCTTATCAAAAAATACGCTAAGGAAAACCCCGTCAAGGAAGTTACCGAAGGAATCGCCAACCTTTTCCCTACTTGGAACCTCGCCCCTCGCTCCCTACTGATGCAAATCAGTAGCCAAAACTGGAACCTGAACTAACCCCAATGCCTATGACCAATCAAGAATACCTCCTCAAGTCACTCCTAGGCTGTGGCGTCCCTGAGGAAACCATTGACCTGATGCTCCTAAAGGAAAACCTCCCTCCTCAGGGGGAGGTCTCCATAGGAGATTGTGACTTGGCTATGTACAAGCACTTTTCCTTACTCCTGAGCGCCTCCGCTCATAAGGTCGCCCAAGGTGATTTCTCGCAGTCGTGGAACCTCGACGCTCTCAAGGAGTTCTATACCGCCCTCTGTTACGAACTCAATAAGCCCAACGTCCTCTTCCCTAAGCCCCCAAAACCCACCCTACATAACCGTTCTTATCTATGGTGAGGGGGGGCGAGGGGGCGGGTCGCCCCTGACAATTTATTTTATAGTTCGGCTGCTGGCGCAAGCTTGTAGCTTGTGCCTAGTATTCACCCGCACAGGTAATTATTCTTATAGTTCATAAAAAGCAAAAATTGCCCGTGTGGGAGGCGGGTTGCCTCGGACCCTGCTGGCGCAAGCTTGTAGCTTGTGCCTAGTATTCACAGAGCTTGAAGCTCACCCTAGCAAAAAAATCGCCTGTACGGGAGGCGAGTCGGTGCGAACCGCACAGGTAATTATTCTTATAACACTCTTAAAGAAAAAAATTGTCAGGGGCGACTCGCCCCCCGTACGGCTTCGTACCTCGCCCCTTAAAAGAAAAAAATGTATCCTCATTATCTCTTCTACTACGACCTCCCCCAGAGCCAGCAGGACGACCAAGGTTGCTGGAACGCCCCTACTCCCTCACTGCGCTTACACGCTCGCTGTAGGGAACAGGTCAATGCCAAAGGACAACAGGCTTTCCTCGCTGGCGCTTCTTTCCGACGCATACAAACCGCCAATAGCTCCTTCCATCGCTTCTCCTCTATCGTTTTCCTTCCCAGAAGCACCCCGCCACTGCCCGTAGGAACCCCTATTTGCATCTGTGAAGACCCTCAGGGAAAAAGAATCCGATGCCAAGGACAAATCCAAAAATGGGACACCAACCCCTTCCATTCCAGACTATGGCTCTAATCCTTCCTTTATGTTACAATGCGCTTCTCTCCTTTTCAATGCACTCTCTCCCATCAGAGAACAGCTCTCAGGAGGTATCTTCCTAGAATCACGACCCGAAGATAGCCACCTTGAGGATATCCTTATCCGTACGCATACATATACTGATACCTCACCACCCTATAAAGCATACTCAGAAATACACCTGTATGTACCGCATTTGATGGTGTCTATAGATGGAAAAGAACAATATACCCCTCACCTATCACGTATAGATACCCTTGATAAAGCCCTTTACACCCAATTGAAAAAACTATTTATCCCCGAAAAAGCCCTCTGTATAGAAAAGCGCACACTCTCTCATTTCCCTCAAATACAGCAGTCTGCCCTCTCTTACCACCTCATTTGGTACCTCCTTTCCAACTAATTTTGTGTTAAATAATGCAGTTCGTGAAGTAATAAATACAGTTCGTGTTCAAAAACGCCCTTTTTTCCTATTGACCCCTTGACAAAGAAAAAAAAAGAACTATCTTTGTACCAGAATTAAGAAAAAATGTTCTTTGAATTTTCTGACAGCTTTATCTAAAAATGAAGTTCTTTATATAGTAATTAGATTTTTTTTGCGTTTTAATTTTTTTAGGAAAACAAGAGGGTATCTGAAATTTGCTCCAGATAGCCTCTTGTCACTACCTAAAAGCAAAGAAAATATTACTATACTAACAATGTTTATTCTCATCAATTCATATCTTAATGTATTTTTCTTGTTGTTAGTAGTGAGTAGTTGTTCTCAACTACTTACCCACTAACCAAGATATTCAAGGTATCAGATACGAATAAACATTCCTGAATACGCCAAGTTTTCATCTCTTTTTAATAAATAATTAGATTTTTTTGCGTTTTTATTTTAGAATTGGGAAAAGCGTAGGGGTGCTTTCTTGAAAGAGCACCTCTGCCTATCCTGATTAAAAACAAAAAAACAAAGAGAATGATTCCCTTTGCAATTTTTTCATCTCTTTATATATTTTTATTTTATTTGTGTTTTTAGCTGAATTTGTCTTTTAGGCAGTTCCTTTTTTTACCAACCAACTACAAAGATACTCTTTCGTGATCCTTACGCTAAAGCAAGGACTTTCGTGAAACAAAACAACTGAACACTTCTTTTGAAAAAAACTACTAAACAATTACTTATTTAATCACGGAAGAGTCCATTCTTTGTTGTCCCTGACAATCTATTTTTTTATTCCTAGAAAGCAAAAACCACCCGTACGGGAGGCGGAGGCGACTCGCCTCTGAGAATTTTCTTTTTATTCCTAAAAGAAAAAATCGCCCGTGTGGCTTCACACCGCAAGCTTGTAGCTTGTGGTGTGAACCGCACAGGTAATTATTTTTTAAAGGAAAAGTAAAAACCGATGGTGTTTTCAAAAAAATAGAAAAACTCTATAAAATTACTGTCATTCCTGAAAATAGTGAACCCCACACTAATACAGAAATAGTAGAAACTCGTGTTAGGGATTTAGGTAAAAAAATAGACGTAATTAAAATTATAAAAGATTATGATCCAGAAAATATTTCTATATAGCTTACTAATAGGTATATGTTTTTTAAGTTGTTTTAATACACCTAAAAAAGGTATTGTCTTTTCCTTTAAAATAGAAACCCAAAAAGATACTATTTTAAGTAAAGAAGAGATTTATAAAAAAATAGAAGAGATTGTTAATTTGAGGATAGCAGATAAGAAAGAAGGAAAAGAAAGTTTAAGTTATTATTTTTCTAAACTAAATATAGAAGATATTTCAAGTTATAAGATAAAAACGATAATAGGTCGTTTAATAGAATTTAAATACTTGAAAGTCAGAAATAGTGGAGAATATGATCCAGAATCTTTTCCTGTATATAATTTGTCAATATCAGGTGATTTATTTCTATTAGGAATTATAAGAGGAGATATGAGCTATACGGACTTTGTATGTATAGATTCCATTGTATTAGCATTGGATAAAATTCCACAAATGCAAAATGATTCCATTCATAAAATCTGTCTTGATTTGGTAAAACGCAACAAAACAGGTGGTTGCAAATGGTAAAAATTACGCGGGTTAAATCTACCTATGAAAATAATTGAAGTAAAAATATTGCTATTCCAAAAATATTTCATACCTTTACCCCTGCTGGCGCGAGCATTCTGCTCGTGGGGGCGAGTCGCCCCTGACAATTTTTTAAACTTCAAAAAGAAAAAAATGCCCGTACGGGAGGCGGGGCGCCCCGGACAACCTCTGTCTCTAA